ATGCACGGTTCTCTGGTTACTTCCTCACTGGTTCGTGAAACCACTGAGAACGAGTCACAGAACTATGGTTACAAGTTCGGTCAAGAAGAAGAGACTTATAACATCGTTGCTGCACACGGTTACTTTGGTCGCCTTATTTTCCAATATGCTTCCTTTAACAATTCTCGCAGTCTGCACTTCTTTCTTGCTGCTTGGCCTGTTGTGGGCATCTGGTTTACCGCTCTTGGTGTTTCTACGATGGCTTTTAATCTTAATGGTTTTAATTTTAATCAGTCTATTGTTGACAATCGTGTAATCCCTACTTGGGCTGATGTCCTGAACCGTGCTGGACTTGGTATGGAGGTAATGCACGAGCGCAACGCTCACAACTTCCCACTTGACCTTGCTGCCGCTTCTACTCAAGAAGTTGCTTTAACAGCACCGTCAATCGGTTGATATAAAAACTGAATAATAAATAAAGGGGTTCCAAAAGAACTCCTTTTTTATGTTCCTAATTCTCACAATCTTAATATCATTCGGCATTTTTATGGTTCTAATGTCCATTACACAGGAAGTATGAAAAGAACTCTACTTCTTATACCACTATTATTTTCATTCATTCCCACCAAATCCGAGAATAAAACTCTGAATAACTATGGAGTAAAAAGCAGAACCATTACTCCTACAGTCATCAGTAAAGTTGTTTCTATCAATCCAATCTCAAAGGAATTATCATATCAAAAATTAGAAACATTAGTCCCATACATCAAATCATCAAGTCGTCATTTTGATATTCCAGAAAACATTCTTGCTGCTATTCTTTATGAGGAAATCATTCACAGAAAACCTGTAGATTTTAAGACATTTGGTGTTGCACAGATTGGTCTTGGAGAACTTAAATCTCAAGGTATTGTTGCAACAAGGGAGAATCTAGAAGACGATGAGTTTTCTGTATGGTTACTTGCCAGCAAATTACACCGACTTCAGAATCAAACTGGATCACTAAAAGATTCTATTATTCTTCACAATGGGTATTATGATTACTATGATTCAGTGATCAAAAGATCAACTGATTTAAGATTGATAATGATCTTATCTCAACAACATTGTTACAATACAATCCTTGTTTAATCTATGCCAAAAAAGAAAGGTAAAAGAAAAACACTCTGGAGAATCTGGGCAAAGTCATTAGGAGAAAAGGCATCCAAGTGTGACAGAGAATCTGACATCATTGCAGTCGTAAGAACTTTAATCTTTCTAACCTATTTGTCTACTAATGTTTTTATCGTCTCTGGAGTAATAAGACACTGGAACGATGTGAACTACTCCAATCAGATAAATACTAAAAACAGTCTGATAAAATAAGGAAATAAGATGTTTGGTGATCTTTCTGAATTCTTTAATCTGATTGAAGAGGGAAAAAATCAAAAACGAGTAGAGGTTGAATCCCTAGTCGGTGATCTTGACATCAAGGCTGTCTTTACTGAAGCTTATAAACCAAAGAATAAAAATAAAAAAGTTGAAGAGATCATTCAGGAACAAAAAGAACAAAATGAAGTTATAGAACAACAGAAACAGGTAGAAGAGGAACGAAAGGATAAGCAAAATCAATTGTTCTTTCCTCTAACCGAACAAGAAAGACTTCAGTTAAAACAACCTCAAAGTCCCCCTTCACCCCAACAAGATTATGTAACTCAAAAGGATCTTGCCGATCACTACAGAAGTTTTCTGGGAAGAGTTCAGAGAGAAATTCAAACCTTCAGTGGAAGTGGTGAAACTCGTCTTGAGTTCTTAGACGACACTTCTTTCTCCAACATCTCAAATCACGATGTAATTACTTATCATCAGGATGCTGGTGATTATGGTGCATGGGTGAATGATCCTGGTGTTCAGAGAGTTGTTCTTGAAGTTAGAAATAACAGTGGATCTGATATCTCTGCCGGTACTCCAGTATATCAAACTGGATATAACTCCGGATTAAATCGTTTGAATATTGCTCCATCTGATGCTTCCATTGAATCCACAATGCCAGCAAAGGGTCTTGTTTATCGGGACATTGCAAACAATGAAACTGGATTTATTATTGTATCTGGTGAAGTTGATTCGGTAAATACATCTTCCTTTAATCTAAAGGATGAACTTTATGTTGCCTCTGGCGGAGGATTAACAACAATCAGACCCACTGGAGCAACAGATAAAGTTCAAAAGATTGGTGTTGTAATTAAAAAAAGTAATAATGGATCTATCTTAGTTCAGGGTGCAGGTAGATCGAATGATGTTCCCAATACCATCAGTATTGCTTCTTCTGTAACAGCTTCCGCATTCTATCTGACCACTGGAGCTTCTATTGGTGGCACAGTATTTGACCAATACTACTCCACAAATCCTGGAGTAGCAACTACAACATACACTCTTACATCTTCAGATTACTATGTCGGTATAAATACAACGAACGCAGTAACTGTAACTATACCCGCATCTCTAAATGATGGAAAGGTTTATGTGATTAAAGACGAAAGTGGTGAAGCTGGTAATGGTTTGAATAGAAACATTACTATCACCCCATCTGGAGGAGAAACTGTAGATGGTCAATCAACGGCTGTCATTGATCAAAATTACGGAAGTTTAACTATCATAAAAGCCACTACCAATTGGAGCATAATCTAACCAATGTCTTAGTGTTCACATCAATTGCTCCACCAGACGACGGATCCACCATCAATTTAATTGATTATAATCTTGATCTCAATCCTGGAGAGTCAATGTCGATCACATCTCGATGTGCCGCAACTTCCGGACCTTCAGTGGCTATGACCTGGGTTCAAATTTGACATAGGACCAAGTATCAAGTAAGATAGGAAAACAGTTCCATCCACTATGATCACATCAGATACCTGTTACAAACTGGCAGAGATAGTTCGTGATACTTGGCCACAAATCTATAGGCCTACAGTGATTGAAGCATCTAATGTGAAGGAAGGTGGATGTTTTCCAAGAAGAATGCAACTTAAAGACGCCTCAGTTAAAGAATAAATAACATTTCAACTTATACATTCCTATGAACTTCATAATCTACTCCAAGAACGGATGCCCATATTGCACAAAGATGGAGCAAGTTCTTTCTCATATAGGAGTACAGTATTCTACATATAAGTTAAACCGAGACTTTACTACGGATCAGTTTTATGATAAGTTTGGATATGGAACCACATTTCCACAAGTTTTGGTAAATGATGAGCACCTAGGGGGATGCATTGATACGGTTCAGTACCTAAAAGAAAAGAATCTTGTATAATGGACACGACTTTTAGTGAAGTTTATTATGATGTTGAAAGATCAATCGACTATGCCTTTAGGGGAAAATTTGTTTTAAAATTTTATGACTACCTGAAGGTTAGAAAATCAACCGGAGTTCAAGTAGAAGAATTTCTTAAGAGTAAAATCGTTGATGAAATTCGTGATATTGTAAATGAACTGGAAGATTACATTATCGGTGGATCTGATGAAATTCATAAGCAACTTCGTGAAGCTTATGGTTATATCTCAAAACCACAGGCGAGAAAAATAAAAACCTATTTGAATAACATTCTAGAAGACGCCTGTAAATACGCCAATGAAAAAAAACGGAGAGGACGAAAAATCAAAACTAAATAATATGGGTCCCGAAATCAATCGGGGTGTGGAATTATTGTTAAGAAAAAGGAGAAAGAAACCAGAAGTTCCAAAAATTTTTCAAGTGAAATTTGGAAAAATTATTTCTTTCTTCAAACAAGAGATAGATTTTTTCTTTGAATTTCATTTGGATATTCGTAAGAAAAATTAACTCTTAGGAGAAAGCAAATGGAATTTGCAACACCGTACATTCTTTTCTTTTGTGGTACTGGGATCATTGGTTCCTTTTTCATCGGTCTTATGGTAGGATGGTTTGGAAATGATCTCACATGTGCTTTCTTGAATAAGAATAAATTCAATATGCATCCAGAATTCCTGGATGAGAATGGGAATATTATTCCTGACGAAATCCTTGCAGTACGATTTGAAAACGACTATGACTTTGGCGAAGAAGACGACATCGACGACTAGATCAAAAAACACAACTGGAAAGACTACAACTCCTAGAGTAACTAAACCAAAACCAGTTCAAAAACTTCCACCAAATCCATTTATGAATGAGATTTTGGAACTGGTTTGTAGCCAAAAGACTAAAGAAGATAAGATTCGAGTTCTAAAAGAATATCAAACTCCAGCTCTGATGAGTTTGTTTATTTGGAACTATGATGACTCTGTGATTTCAGTTCTTCCTGAGGGTGAAGTTCCATATCAACCTAACGAAAGTCCTCTTGGGGTAGATCATTCATCCCTAAGAAAAGATTATAGAAATCTTTATAACTTTGTAAAGGGTGGAAATGATTCCCTTTCAAAGGTTCGTAGAGAGACCATCTTCATTCAAATTTTGGAATCTCTTCATCCAAGTGAAGCTGAAATTTTAATTCTTGTGAAGGATAAGAAACTGGAAACAAAATATCCAGTAGGATTTGATGTAGTTCAAGAAGCATATCCCGAAATCAAATGGGGAGGGCGTTCGTGAGTGTAGTTCTGGAGAAAGAAATGTCAGAATCTAGAGGTGAAAATTTCAAACGACTTCCTCGGGAATATGGTTGTGAAATTATCTTTGAGAAATCAAACATGGATCAAGCTAAGGATCCATCTCTTCCAAATGATGCATACTTGATTTGGTATAATGTAGATGGTGAAACCTATATGGATGTAACCAGGACCAAAAAAAGGGTGGATCTATTTGATCTGTACTATGATAGGTATGGGCCAGGATCAGTTCAGAAAATTGATTTTGGATATGGAAGAACAAATCCCAAACTATGGGGATACAAACCACCTGAAGATCAAAAGAAAAAAAGACGATGAGTGAAGGATTTAGTGAAGAAAAGATTGAGGTATCAATCAATAAAGATGAAGTGAGAAGTCTTCTTAAGAAATACAAGAAGATTAAAAAATATATGAGATCCCCATTGTATAGTGTAAAGAAGATGGACGGGACAGAAAGAATCGTCAATGACCTTTTAAACGATAACTATAATGGGTAAATATATTCATCAATATTCGGAGAAAAATTATGCTTTCCACACGGTATCGTCTTCGACTTGAAGCTATTTGTGAAAGAATTATTCTGGGAGAATCTGTAGAATTATCTGAGATGATTTGGGCAGAAAAACTTGCCAAATCAAATCGTTCGGCTGCTACATTATTGCGTCAGGCAAGACGGAAATCCGAAAATCCAAACATGAATGAGATGGATGATTTTCTCAATCAACTGGACATTGGAGGCCTTGGTAATGAACGTTTTGGTAAAAGAAGTTTTGATAGTATTGATGATATGATAGATTGGTGGACGGAAGAACGTCCAGATGACTGGAGGCAAAGGGACTAATGAGTGAAGTTCAATTTAAAAAACATAGGGTATTTCGTGAAACAGAATCTGTTGTATTTTACGATATTTCTGTAGAAAACTGTAATGCACAAGATCTTGTGTGCCATTCTGGACCAGCAATATCTCCACCAGATGATATTGTTGGAGCAAAACAATTCTATATTCACAAACAACAAGTAGATCACAATAGGGTTTTATCTGGAGTTCGTGTATTTGAGTTGGTAAATCTGAAATGGAAATACCCATACCATGTGGTACATCTAAATCGTAGTTCCGGAGCTTTGGTAATTCCTAAGTTCACTTATCACCGTTCGTATTCTGGAGAAGATGGGTCAATACTCATCAACCAATCTATTCGAGACGCTGACTTTGATGTTGATACTGAGTTTATTCCAGTATCAGCTGCAAAAGATCCGGATCTCTATCACATTCTCTCTCACGAAAAACCAGTCATTCACAATCTAGGCGAATAATGACATACGAAGAGTTCTTAAATACATCAACATCGTTTAAAAAAGATATTTCCCAAGTTGTAGAAATTAAAATTCGACACGGACTCGAATTTACAGAAAATGAAAAGAAGATTAATCAATATATTCTTAGATACGATGAAGAGTCTAAGCTAAGCAGTCTTCGGGGACATTTTGAAAAGTGTCTGAGGATCAAATAGAAGTTAATAATTCGATACAGTTCGTCATGAACATATTTGAATTGTGGTCTAGATCAGATAAATATTGATATCGGGATTTTTTAAAATCCCACCGACGTTCATCCTATGATTAAATCACTTTTGCTTCTATCATGGGTGCCATTTTTTCCATTTACTGCATTTTATTCTATTAAAAATACCAACCTAATGACAATAAGTTGTGATGCAGCTTGGGAATTAATGGACATCGTTAAAAACGGTGATGTAGTACCACAAAGGACGGAAGATAGGTTACTGTTGGAGCTTAGAAAGGATTTTATTAAAAAATGTTAAATTTGAATAGGACGGAAGTAGGCCGGTGAAATGCCGACTGAAGGAACGCTCTTTAATTGCAAAACTAAGGAGATCCTCTAATGTCTAAAGTTGTATATCGTGGTGTAGAGTATGATACAAGTCAACGACCAAATCAAAACATTCAGCCATCAGCTCATGTAGAGATTTATCGTGGAGTGATGTTTTATGTTGACGATGAAGGTAGAAAGATTCCGATGATTCGGAGAAAGAATCCGTGATAATAATTCTACAAATATGTTTGGCTTCCATCGCCTTTATAAGCTTAATTGTATCCGAGGTTATTTTATTGGATAAACTATAATGTCTATGAGGGTTGACACCCTCATTTTTTTTAACTATAATATTTTTATCAATACTTATCAGGATGGACAAAGAAAGACTAAAATTAATTGTAAGGAATCTGGAATCTCTTGTTGATTGCCTAAAGTCAGAAATCTATTCTGACACAGATTCTTATATGAATTATGAGAATACTGTTTCTCATATTACAGACTATGATGAAATCTTTGAGGATAGTGATTTAGATGAATACAAATGAATGTGATACTATGAAACCCGAAGTAAAACTTATTAGCGTTACTCCAGATGCAGAAAAGCATATGGCTTATTGTGCAAGAGTGAGTAACCCATCTAATCAAGAGAACGAAAACTTCTCCGGGCTACTTAAGTATTGTATTAATCATCAACACTGGTCAATCTTTGAACAGGCCAGTATGACTGTTGAGATTAATACAACTCGTGGTATTGCCGCTCAGATTTTACGTCATCGGTCCTTCACATTCCAAGAGTTTTCTCAGAGGTATGCTGATACAAATCTCCTGAACAAAACAATTCCTCTTCCAGAACTTCGTCGTCAGGATACCAAAAACCGGCAGAATTCTATTGATGACATTCCTGATTATTTGAAACTCACCTTGAATGAGGAGATTCGGACGTATTTTGAACGTGGTATGGGACTCTACAATCGTCTCCTAGAGGCTGGAGTAGCAAAGGAGTGTGCTAGGTTCGTTCTTCCCCTGGCGACCCCCACAAGACTCTACATGACCGGTTCTTTGAGGTCTTGGATCACATACATCGCCCTTCGTGAAAAGAACGGAACACAACGGGAACACATGGACATTGCCAAACTCTGTAAGGAAGTGTTCTGTGAACAGTTTCCAACTACCGCAGAAGCCCTAGGAGGGGTTGATGTTGAATGGAAACTATGATAGATTATTGGGGAACCCTAACTAAATATTCACATACAATTCAATACTACTGATGCCAACTTATAGATTTGAAGATACCCTAACTGGGGAAGTGTTTGAAAAGTGGATGTATATGTCGGAAAAGGAAGGATACCTTAAAGAAAATCCACATCTAAAACCTCTGATTCCGACACAGATGAACGTTGGAGAAGTTGGTGACTGGGCAAATAAACTAGTTTCCAAACATCCAGGATGGAACGATGTCCTTCACAGAGCATCTAAGATGCCTGGAGCAAGAGTAAAACCGATTACATAATTGTATGACAAAAAAACGAGTGTCTAATCCAGTACCATTTGGTATGAGCAATAGGATCATGCAGAGAAAGAAGCCGATCAATCTTGAGTTCATGAAGAAGATTGAACCATTGACGGACAATCAAGAAAAACTTTATGAGGGATATAAGTTACAACAAAATATAGTAGCTTATGGAGTTGCTGGCACAGGAAAAACATTTATTACTCTCTACAATGCTCTTTGTGATGTTCTAAATGAAAGGACTCCATACGAGAAAATTTATCTAGTTAGATCTCTTGTTGCTACGAGAGAGATTGGATTCCTTCCTGGAGATCATGAGGATAAGTCCTCTCTCTATCAGATTCCTTATAAGAACATGGTCAAATACATGTTCGAGATGCCTGATGATGCTTCATTTGAGATGCTCTATGGAAATCTCAAAACTCAGGGTACTATTAGTTTCTGGAGCACATCTTTCATTCGAGGAACTACTCTGGATAATGCAATCATTATCGTGGATGAGTTTCAGAACCTGAACTTCCATGAACTGGATAGTATTATCACTCGTGTTGGTGAAAATTCTAAAATCATGTTCTGTGGAGATGCTAGTCAATCAGATCTAGTGAAAACAAATGAACGTAATGGAATTGTAGATTTCATGAGAATTCTACAAAGCATGCCTTCCTTTGATATTGTTGAGTTTGGTATTGAAGATGTCTGCCGTAGTGGCCTTGTCAAAGAATACCTTATCGCTAAACATGAATTGAGAATTTGATAAAATGAGGTTCAATCACATTGATTTGAACCTCCCTAATCTTGAAAGGGAGGTTATTGATGGAGTTCGTTATTATAAAGTTCCTACTTTAGAAGAACTCCAAAAATTTGTTTCTATTACTTCAGTCATTAGTCATTATAACAAAGATAAGTTTGCTTCATGGCGTAAAAAGGTGGGTGAAGAGGAAGCAAATAAGATTACAAAAAAGGCCACGGCTCGTGGCACTGACTTGCATCTTCTTGTTGAGGATTACTTACATAATCGGAATTTGTCCGATGTTCTTCCAATTTCTGAGCACTTATTCAAGATTGCTAAACCCACATTCAATCGTATAAATAATATACATGCACTAGAAGGTTCTCTTTATAGTCAATACTTAGGTGTTGCTGGTACAGTTGATTGTATCGCTGAGTTTGATGGGGAACTTTCAATTATCGACTTCAAAACTTCCAAACAACCAAAACCAAGAGAATGGATTGATGGATACTTTGTTCAGTGTTGTGCATACGCTTGTATGCTGTATGAACTCACTGGAATTTCGGTAAAGAAGTTTGTAATCATCATGACCTGTGAAAATGGGGAAGTTGAAGTTTATGAAGAGTATGATAAGAAGAAATACCTTCAGCTACTCACACAATACATCCGAAAATTTGTCGAAGATAAGCTTCCTTGACAAATATTTTTACTTTGACTACAATAACTTTATAATTTTAGATGCAAAATGATGATTACTGTACTAGGACACATGGAAAACGAACTAGAAAAAGAACTGGAAAATAAGTTTTTCTGTCCATCTCGATTTGCTAAAGAAATTGAGATCCTGGTACAGAAGAACCCGGACATGAATTACATTGATGCCATTGTTCATTTTTGTGAGAAGAATACTATTGATTTGGAATCAGTTGCTAAACTGATCTCCAAACCTCTCAAAGAAAAACTAAAGTATGAGGCAATGGAACTTAATTTTCTGAAGAGAACCTCCAGGGCAAAATTGATCTTTTGATTCAAAAAGGTCACAAAAAATCCCAGAAATTTTTTATTATATTACTTTTTTGAAAATGGTTCCCTTTGAAACGTATAAATGTTATCTATCCTTAAAAAGGCATTTTGTAGATAATAAGTATGATTACCATAAGTATCAGGGAAAAAGCAGAGCCTCACTTCAATCTTTTTATAAACGACGTGATAGATATTTTTTCGAAAAGTTATCGAGACAAAAGAACGATAAGGAAATAGTTGAGTTCTTTGTTTCAAACTTCAGTTCATCTACTGACCCAAGTACATTATGGATTGGTGAGATGATCAAAGGTGGAGAAGAACGATATAAGTCCTGGCAAAAAAGAATTCAATCACTATCTTATCTCTTCAGACAAGAATCTGAGAAAGTCTTTGAAAACAATTTCAAAGATGTTTTTGACTGCTCAAAAGGACATCCTGTTTTGTTGAGAATGTTTTTGTCTGGTGAAGTTAGTATCGAGACAATGGTAATCTATGATAGGATATTCGAGTATGTGAAAAACTTTGATCGAAAACTAAAAGATCCTGTGTGGGAAACCGTAAGAATTAGAATCAAAAAATATTCTTCATTCCTACATATAGATGTATTTCAATATAAAAAGGTTCTAAAACAAATTATAGGGGGATTATGAGTTTCTTTGACTCTGAATTAGTTCGTGCAGAACTATCTGAAATTTCTATGCTTCAAGAAGACATTTATATGAATGTCTTCAACTTTAGTGAAATGAATAAAGAGGAGAGGTTATTTCATATCAGTCTTCTGGAGAAGTTGACAAATAAACAACAAATTCTTTATACTCGTTTGAGATTATCTGATGATCCAGAAGCTATTGAAATGAAAGAGAGAATTCATAGATCCATTGAGATGATGGGATTTCCCACAGATGCTGACGTCAATTCTATCTTCAATAACATGAATAAACTTATTGAATGCATGAAAGACGGTATTGACAAGATGGGTTAGGACCTATAGAATATTGAAGTCCAAAAAGCCAAATACAAATCACAAAGGTAATACAAAACATGTCATTTGAAAATCTGAAAAAACAATCTTCTCTTGGTTCTCTGACCGCTAAACTGGTCAAGGAAGTTGAAAAAATGAGCACTACGGGAAGTGGTGCAGACGAAAGGATGTGGCGTCCAGAAATGGATAAGACCGGTGTAGGTTCCGCAGTCATTCGTTTCCTTCCTGCACCTGATGGTGAGGAATTTCCGTGGGTCAAAATGTTTGCACACGCATTCCAAGGTAATGGTGGATGGTATATTGAGAACTCTTTGACTACAATTGGTCAGAAAGATCCTGTTTCTGAATACAATCGGGAACTCTGGAACAGTGGTAATGAGAAGGATAAGGAAACTGTTCGTAAGCAAAAGCGTAAGTTGTCCTATTACAGCAACATCTACGTTATCAAGGATCCCGCAAATCCTCAGAATGAGGGTAAAGTCTTCCTTTGATTTAGAAAGAGGCATATAGTAGTAATACTATATGAAAACCAAGTGAATTGCTGGAAAATCTTGTTAGGTAAACTGACTAAAACAGATTCACTGTGAAAGAAAACTGTTCTTTTATAAATAGTTTTATATAAAAGAACACATATGATAAACAAATTGTACTGTGATTTAGACGGAAAATACTATTCTAAAGTGGGAATAGTTCGAATAATAAAAAAATTCGGATTAGAACCAAAAAATTATTATGATGAACACTTTAAACTAGATTCTGAAGGCATATGCCCTAACTGTGGAAACTCTACAAAATTTACAAAATTTTCTTATCGTAAGTTTTGTAATTCTAAGTGTTCTTCTCAGTATAATAAAAATACTGAGAAAATATGGAAAAATTCTTCTGAGGAAGATAAGCAATCCATAATAAGTAAAATGTTGAATACTCGGCGTTCAAATAATTCAAAAGAAGATATTGAAAAGAAAAGGGTATCAACTTTACTTGAAAATACAGGATTTGCTTCTTACTCTGAATTTATTTCACATCATAAAAAAGAATGGTATAAAAAATTGTCTGAAGAAGAATATAATCAGTTCTTCGACAATATTACTAAATCTAGAAATCAATACAAATATCATATGTATACACTAAATGGTATACAGGTTCGTACTCAAGGATATGAAAAATATGTTCTTGATGTTCTAACAGACCATTTTGACAGTACTAAAATTAAAGTAGATAGTAAAATATCAATAAGATATAAAGATACTAACGGAAAAACCAGACGTTATTATCCGGATATCATAATAGATAATTTACTCTTTGAAGTTAAATCTTCATATACTTTAAAAATACACAAGAGTAATGTATTGTTAAAAATGGAAGCATCTAAAAATGCAGGATATATACCATTTCTAGTTGTATGGGAACCTAAAGAATCTGAAATGTGTAAAAACAGTTTAATAGAGACAATCAGCAGCCAAGACCTATCACAGAAGGTAAGGTTCAACGACTATCCGTTTATCGGAGTAGGTTATAAGCAAATGATAACCGAAGTGCTTGGAGTCCATTTTTAATGGATTATGATATAGTCTGTTCTATATTGAGAAATATAGCTGAATAAGATCGGGATTGGACTTGCGAACCAATCTGAACATAAAGTTTAAATACGGCAAAAAAATCTTTGATAAGATTATGAACGCAATGCAACCAGAGTTTGATGATGAAGAACCTATCAATCCTTTTGACTTCTGGACTGGAGCTAACTTCCGTCTGAAGATTCGTAAGGTTGAAGGCTACTGGAACTACGATAAGTCAGAGTTTGATCGTCCGTCTGCACTTTTTGATGATGATGATGCTCTGGAAGCTCTGTGGAAGAAAGAGTATTCTCTGTCTGCTATTGTTGCTCCAGATCAGTTCAAGTCCTATGAGGATCTTGAGAAGCGTCTGAATTATGTTCTGGGTAAGAAATCTAATCGGGTTGCAGTTCGAGAACAAGAAGACGATCTTAGTTCCTATGAAACAACTCCTTCTCGTGAGGAGAGTGTGATTGAAGAACTGGAAGCTTCTTATCGTAAGAGTAAGGAAGTTCCCGAAGATCTTCGTCAAGAACTGAAAAATCTGCCTAGTTCAAGTGATGAAGATGATGACGATAGTCTTCAGTATTTCCAACGACTGATTGATGAGTGAGTTCTATCACTGATACAATCTAATATTTTCTCCTCTCTTCAGGGTTCTGGACACAAATTGGCCAGAACCCTTTTTGTATGGCATAATCTCATCCATATCATTGAATACAACATTCAGATATGATGGTTTCAGAACAAAGATGTGTCTTTTCTGATCTTCAAGTTGCATCTCATACTCATAGTTTGTTATTGCTTTGATAAAGGAATTTGATGGAACATAAACGGAGTAACCAAGACCTTCATCCCAATATTCATAATAATAAGAGTTTGCTGTAAGAGTTGAGTTCTCGGAGATGTAGAATAGAACTGCTTCGTTTCTTACTGATGAGAGATCTGGAGAAGCTATATTTGGAGTAGATGGTAGTTCATACCTAAAAGCATTTGGATTTCCGGATACATCTGTAGATAAAATTTCAGTGACTATTTGAGAACCATTGTATTCATTCTCAACTACATTTGCAATGGTTACCTGGCTTCCAACCTCTAATCCAGGAATACTATTCACCATATAAACAGTGACAGTTGATGATGGGATTACAGAATCACCTGATGAGATAACGGCAATTTGTGAGTTGAAGATTTCTACAAAGTTGCCATTGGTTTTCCAGGTAGGTGAAATTCTCAATCCACCACGAATAACAATTCTTCCTCTTGAGTCACGAACTTCTGTTGTTTCGTAATGATGTATTCCAGAGTATAAAGCATCATAAGAACCATACTTGTCCAACATCACGGTATCAAAGGTATTTTGTGTCATCGGCCATTCATCTTGAATGTTGATGATGTTATTGGAGAGAAGAACCACCCAATCAAGGGTACTGTCCTTATAGACCTTGTGTGCAACATTATCAGGTCTTTCATCACCAATGATGTTGTACTTGGTGAAGTAGTTGAGATTTTGAAGAAGGTCTTCTCTTAGTTTTCCTTTCTTGAAGAAGTTCTTGACTTCAACATAATCTGTGATACTCTGTTCTTCAGAATTTCTACTGACATATTCAAAGTTAGGAACTTGTCTGAAGTAAGGTCTTGTCATTTTAGTAACCTATTGAACCGGAAGATTGATAGTCGGTATCATATACAGGTTCAAGTTCACTGAACATAAGACCCAGGTTGTATTCAACCATAGTCCCATCTTCATACGTCATATAAGTTCCAAGAGGTGTGTAGCTCGTCTGACAGGAGAGGAGAGCACACTCTTTGATTTGGTTCAATCCATCATGTTCTTCACCACCTTTGAGGTATTTTATGAGGAATGTATTGGGGGCTTTTAGGAAAGCATTCCCATCTTGTTTTATTGGAGCCATATTCTTTTTAAAGAAATTAATAATTCCTTTAATTTGAGTTGCATCTGCCGAGTTTCTGGCAATTAACTTGAAATTAAAGGAGAACGGTCTCAATTGTGGTGAAGTGAAAAGAAGTTCCACATTGGGATTGAGAATAGCACCAGTTCTTCCTTGAAGATTTTGAATTCCAAGAATTTTTTCTGCCATCATAGCTATGACTGTATCCCTATTTTCCCCTTCGGCGTATTTTTTGACTTTTGACTCAAAGTTTTTCCCAAAAGATTCTTTGTCACCACCAAGAATAGCATCTTTGGCCAGCCCCAGGGCATCCTTAGAAATTGCATCCAACGATCCTGGAGACCAATCAACCGAATTGACATCTGAAATGGGTCCAGAAATGGGAAGAACTGCAACTCCCTTTTGACTTCTTGAACCAGAAGATCTGGATGCTAATCCCTCACCACCAATTCCAGAAGCTACATATTCAACGGCTGTAAATTGAATTACATCTTGTTGAGCCAAACTTAAGTCTGCTGGGTACTTTAGATATCCACCACCAGATCCACTGGAAGATGTGGTTGAATAACCATTTCCATCATCATTGGTTGGAGTAGATCCACTTTGTACATCAGATTGTTCTAATGTTTCTTTATTTTCGTCCAATAATGTTGAAGATTTAATGGGGTCCAGTCCAGCATTAATGGATGTTTTTATTGAAGCATCTTTGATTATTTTTGTATTTTCATCAAAAGCAATCTTTTCTATATCAGTGAGATTAGCACTCTCTAGAGGAGTAAATTGTTTGGTTTGGGAATCGTATGTTCCCAAAGATGGAAATTGACCAAATGCACCACTTCGGTATATTTGAGTTATTCCGGTGTCTGCATTGACAACATTTGACAACAATCCACCAACTCCAGGTATAGTGTATTGATTTTTTCCTGGTTCTCCGTAAGTTCCTGCCATCGGATACTTTTTTATCTATTTAGTTCTGAATTTTGCATATGGTAATGAACGAAGATAACTAATCTCATTTGACTTCACTAAATGAAGTGCTCCGACAACCTCAATCCAAGTATAGTTTTTCATTTTTCCCCAGTGATAGTTAAATCCTTTAAAACCCCATCGTTGTATTTCAGTTACGGCAACTAAAGGATGTTCATCGTATTGAATACCTTTTGTTTTGGGGTAGTATATAAAGGTATAGTAGTTTCCTGGATCTGGAACATATTCAATCTCATTAAACACCTCCATAATACTCATCATAATCAAGTCGGCATCTTCAGACCCATCTAACTTCTTTTTGAGTTCAGATACTCTGGATTTTTGAATGTCTTGTCCGAAACCTTGTGCCATTATCGGATGCCTAAGTTGTCTTCTGTAATTATCTTGAACTCAATCATTCTATCCTTACACCATTCTTCTGCTGCTGCCCACTTTGCCTGGTTCATAGCATAAGTCTTCACTTCATTGATGTAAGTTCTTACTCTTTTCTTACTTGACTGAACAGGTGGAATAGTTTGTCTTTTTGGTTTCACTTCAATCACATACTTCTTAATCTCACCAGATTGCTCACGAACTTTGATAATGAAATCTGGAAAGTATCTTCTGACTCTACTGGTAGTTGGATCAAAGTAAGGTATGAAGAACTCTTCACTCCCATACTCCAGTATGTTTTCATTTCGATCACACCACTTCATAAACTTAAGTTCCCACGAAGAACGATAGATAATGTTCTTTGGGTCACCCAGATACTTTTGTGGGTTTTGTGGGTGAAAGTGCCCCTGATTGTATTTTCCGTCACGAGCCATTATACATAGTATATCGGGTCAAATAGTATTTATAGATGTCTTCTACAAAACCACAACCTGTTAAGATGTATCAGGTTAAGGAAAAACTTCTTAGACCTGCATTAACATCCACTTTTGAGTGTTATATTCCAAATCCAAACATTTCTGGAGTTCAGTTTTATGACTCTGAACTTCTCTCTTTTTCATGCTATGAGGCATCTCTTCCCGGATCAAATTTGTTGGCACATGAGGCAACGGATGATCATACTGGAGTTACTGAGAAATTTGCCTACAGAAAAAACTATGATGGTGCAATTGATTTGAGTTTTTATGTGGATCATAGAGATACTCAGGGATATAAAACTATCTTATTTTTTGAATCTTGGATGAGATATGTCACCAATGATAGTAGTGTCAATAAGAATTCAAACTTCAGTTATCGAGTAAAATATCCAGATGAACCTGGAACTGGATACAGAAAAGAATTGTATATAACCAAATTTGAAAGAGACTTCAAGGGAGATTTGTTAGTTTATAACTTCCTCAAGGCTTTTCCAATAGCTATGAGTTCAATGCCCGTCTCATATTCAAACTCTGATCTTCTAAGATGCAGAGTTACATTCAGTTATGATAGATATGTTATCAAATCTGAAGGTCAGTTTTTGGAGAATTCTTTTGATATTGATAGAACTGGATCATTTGCTTCTGTATCCGAAAATCTATCAAAAAACCCTCTCTCAGGATCGGCACCAGATTCAATAATAAGATCCACTTCAACAAATCTTTTCTAAATAATCTTACTGAAACCACTATAGGATATTATGCCTTTACCTAAGATTTCTACGCCAACTTATGAACTTGAGTTGCCTTCAAATGGAAAGAGAGTTAAATATAGACCATTTCTTGTAAGAGAAGAGAAACTTCTTGTTCTTGCAATGGAATCTGAGGATCCGAAACAGATTACCAATGCTATCAAAGCCGTCATCAAAAATTGTATTGAGACTAGAGGAATTCGTGTTGAATTACTTCCTACTTTTGATATTGAGTTTCTTTTCCTGAATATTAGAGGAAAATCGGTCGGTGAAGAAGTTGAGTTGAATATTATTTGCCCAGATGATGGTGTAACCTCTGTTCCGGTCAAGATTCTTCTGGACGATATTCAAGTCATTAAAGATCCAAAACATAATAATAAAATTAAACTGGATGATTCTTTGATGATGGAAATGAAGTATCCATCATTAGATCAGTTCATCAAGAGTAATTTTGATTTTAGTGGTGATAATGTGATGAATCAATCATTCGATTTGATTTCTTCTTGTATTGATAAGATTTATAGTGAGGATGAAGTTTGGGACACTTCAGATGTAACAAAGAAAGAACTTGAAGAGTTTCTTGATCAAATGAATACAAATCAATTCAAACAGATTGAAACCTTCTTTGAGACAATGCCAAAACTTTCACATACGATCAATGTGAAAAATCCAAACACTGGAGTTGATAATGAGATTGTATTGGAGGGACTGGCAAGTTTTTTCGCATAGGAATGGTCCATATGGACCTTGAGAATTACTTCAAACTCAACTTTGCACTACTTCAGTATCATAAATGGAGTTTAACGGAGATTGAGGGAATGATACCTTGGGAAAGAGACATTTATGTTGGACTTCTCAAGGATCATCTCGAAGAAGAGGAACTGAAACATAAAACTGCAAGTGGAGTTTGACTTATAAATACTCAAAAGAGTTTGTATTAGGATGGACGCCAAATCAATTGACGAAAGAATTCTAAAAATACTTGGCATTTCGGATACTTTTGATTTGGATGATGAAACTTACTATAGCCTTCTTCGGGAGGCTATGGTAAGAGGTGCCAATACACTCTCATTAGAAGAGATGTCACTTCTCGCTAATGAAAGAAAGAGAGTAAAAACTACATTTGAACAGAAACAGAAAAAAATAAGTGCTCAATCCATTTCTAGACTTGGGAGTATCGTAACTAAAACATCTTCCTCCATTGGATCTGGGATTTTGGCCCTGTCCCAAAAAGTCAATCAACAGCAGGTACAGTCAGATGTTCAACAACAAGTAGTACCTCAGAAACAACCTATAGATCAAGATCAACTTACTGAGTTGAATAAAACACTGTCTTCAATACTGAATACAGTAAATGCTTTATATCAATTTGAAATTAAGAAGTCTGAAGAGGCGTCTCGGTTCGCTCAACAAAAAGCAAGAGAATCCAGAGAAGAGGACTTAGAAAGTAAAGAAAACATAGGACAGAAGGTCACAGAACAATTTCAGAAAGTTATCTCTCCACTTCAAGGTATCTTAGATAAGATATTCCAATTCATTACATTTATTTTCCTTGGAAAGGTATTTTTACAATTTGTTGATTGGATAAAAGATCCAAAAAATCAAGAGAAAATAGAATCTCTTGGAAGATTTCTCAAAGATTTCTGGCCACTTCTACTTGCTCTTTACATAACACCATTCAGAAAGTTTATCTTTACTCTTACGGGAAAACTTTTTGATATTGCTGCACGATTGAGTAAGAGAGCTCTCGGTCCAGTTTTTGCTAGAATTGGTGGATTTCTTACTAGAGTCATGGCAAAAATGCCGTGGCTGGCAAGACTTGGTGGATTCTTATCAAGACTATCAAAATTCCTCCCAGGACTTCAGACAGCCTATGGAATTGGATTGGGAACATACAGGGCCACTCAGGGTGATACTTTTGGAGCTGCTTTAGGATACGCACAAGCAGCTCCAGGCCCGATTGGTTGGATAGCCATGGCTCTGGATTGGCTACGGGGTGGATTTGGATTTGCTACTGGTGGATTAGTGTCTGGACCTAAGGGTATTGATAAGGTTCCAGCCTATCTGACAGAAGGTGAAGTTGTTATGAATAAACAGGCTGTGGATGCAGTTGGAGCTGAGATATTCTTGGCCTTGAATAGACTTTATGGTGGTCCTGGTGCAAATAAACCTAAGAAGTCAAGGTTCAATACTGGTGGATATGTTGGAAATGATGTGCCCTTAGTCAATCAGAAGGCATTTCAAATTTATCAAAGACTTGTTGGTCAGGGACTTTCACTGAACGCGGCAAAGGGAATTGTCGCTAACATTGGAGTGGAGACTGGATATACCTACGACCCATCAACTGTTCAACGTGGGGGTGGCCCGGGAAGAGGTTTGGTTCAATGGGAGACTGGTGGAAGATTTGATAAGGATAGAATCAATTTAATGTCATTTGCCAAATCTAGAGGAACTGACTGGAATGATATGAACACTCAGGTGGATTTCATCATTCACGAACTCAATACTCATCCAGAGTATATGAAGGTAAAACAGTTACTCAATCGAGCTAAGAGTGTTCAAGAAGCTACTGAAATCTTCTTGAGAAAGTATGAAAAGGCCGGAACTCCTCACACGAAAGATAGGATGGAGGTTGGCAAACAGTTTGAATCCTATATTGCACAGAAAAAGGAAAAATCTGGGGATCAATCAAAGGAAGAAAAACCAATAGCAAAACCAAGTCCGTCACAATCAACACCAACATCAAAACCAACATCAAAAC